TTTAGCCATTAATATGACTAATAAACGTCTAAATTTAAACATACCACTAGGCATTAGTATAGATTTTGGCAAAAACTATGCAGAGTGCCATTAAAAAATAATTATGACACTAAAAGAAAAACTTAGACATAGTTTAACTGGTCAATTATCAGATGAGAAAACAGAGGTAGATGTGAATATTGCTGAAAAAATAGCAGAAGAATTTGCTATTGGATTTGCAGAGTTTTGTAGTAAGTATCATGATAAAAATAGAAATATTTATGGAGAGATGCTTCACGCTACAAGTAAGTATGATGACACTTATACAACAAAAGAACTATTAGAAATCTATAAAAAAGAACAGAGTAATAAGTGTCAATATTGTCATCTAGAAAATGGTAATCACAAGCTAAGTTGTCCAGTAATTAAAATAACAATAATATTATGACAAAAAAAGAAAAATGTGAATTATGGAGAAAAAAATTATCTGAATATTATGCTGGATTAAAACCTATAGCAAAAGATTTGGAAGAACAAAAACAAGAAATCAAACTAGAGGATGTATTCAATGATGAAAAGAAACAAGGTGTTAAGGAGTTGATTGATAAACATACACTTGAAGAAGCATCTTGGAAATTTAATCCATTAAAGAAACTTGATGGAGAATTTCTAAGACACGCATTTAAGGAAGGTGCTAAATGGGAACAAGAAAGAATGTTTGAATTAGTTGAAGAATATAATCAAATGCTTATAGACCCTAATGTTCATGATGACCACAAAGAAAAATCATTTAAAGAATGGTTTGAACAATTTAAAAAGGATTATGTCTCAAACAAGTAAAACACCTATACATTACACAGAAATCTTTCAGTTCTATTTATATAGTCCTATTGCATTATTTCAAGACGATGTAGAAGAAGAAGTAATAGAAGATTTTCATAATCAAGGCATTATTCCTATTAGTTTTATTAGGGAAAAATCACATCCTATGTTTAAAAGAATAGCTCAGGATTTTAGAGAAAAAGAATTATCATCAATTATCCTATCCATAGGATATGAAAAACCGTATTTAGCATGAGAAAGTATTTTAGAGAGTTAGAGGTACTCTTCCAAAACCCAAAATCAATTCTGACCTATATTGACAAAATAGAGGCTTTAAGAGAGAATATTACTGAACCTCTTGCTGTCACTGAATTTGTAAATAAAGTTAGGGAAAAGGTCCAGAATGAAGCTATACAAGCTGTCATTGATAATAATGGAGGAATGGTAGCTATGGCTACAGGTTCAGGTAAGTCAAGAATAGGAGTAGAATTAGCAAAATATTATTGTAAACTTTTTAAATCAGATTTAGCTTTAATAGTTCCTACAGAAAAACTTAGAGATGAAAACTGGTTTGAAGAGTTTAACAAATGGGAAGTAGGGTATCTTTGGAATAATACTGAAAGGTTATGTTATGCATCTGCATCTAAAGTTAAAAATGGAGACTTTGAATTAGTTATTCTTGATGAAGGTCACAATATTACAGAGTTAGCTTCAGAGTTTTTCTTAAACAACTATATTGAAAGAACAGTATTACTTACTGCAACTCCTCCTACTGATATGGCTAAGAAACAGATTTTACATGATTTAGGTATTAGTCTTGTTTATGAACTTACTTTAGACCAAGCTGTAAGATTAGGTTTTGTAGCTCCATATAAGATTACTGTTGTTACTATTCCTTTAGATAATGTAACAAAAAACATTAAAGGAGGCAACAAAACTAATCCATTTATGACTACAGAGTTTAGTACTTATTCTTATTGGACTAAGAGGATACAATCTTGTATGTCAGACTCTTCACCTCAAGGCAAAGCCAAAATGAAATTTGCGATATTAGGTAGAATGCAGTTTATCTATAAGCTACCTTCTAAGACTGCAGTTATTAAATACTTGCTAAATAAGGTTATTCCTGAAGATGATAGAACTATTATCTTTTGTGGTAACATAGAACAAGCTGAACAAGTTTGTCCTACATTTTATCATTCTAAGTCAGGTAATGTAGCTTATGATGCTTTTAAAGCAGAAGAAATCAATAGATTATCTTGTGTAAAAGCTGTAAATGAGGGACATAACTTTCCTGGAGTTGATTCAGGTATTATTGGTCAGCTTAATTCTAAGGAGAAAGATTTGGTTCAAAGAATTGGTAGGTTAATTAGGTTCAGACCAGGGCATGAGGCTCATCTTTATATCTTAGTTTCTGAAGCAACACAAGATGAAAAATGGCTTGAAAATGCTATTGAAAACCTAGACCAATCAAAAATTGAGTATATCAGATTCACTAACCTTAAAAACAAATTTGAATGAGTGTAGTAGCTATCTACAAGTATCTTGGCTTAGGTAAATTTAAACAAGTAGCCAAGGAGGATGTTAAAGAGATAACTAATCCAAGTGCTGTATGTACTGTAGATAGAGTTATGTTCTTGCAAAGTTTTAATCAGAGTTTCACTTTAGAACAAGTAAAAGAAATTGCTGAGTTTGTTAAATCTTTAAAAAAGAAAAAGAATGGAAATAAATCCACAAATTAGGTCAGTACTTGCACAATATGCAATACCTGTAGATGATGGTATTGCTTATCTTTTATCTATTTTCTTTAACTGTAGACCATCTTATACTCCTTCTTTATTAGTTCAAAGAATGAATGTTACTAACATTCTTGGTATTGATTCTAATAGAGAAGTTCTTTGGCACATTCCTTTATTTATAGGGGAAAGCCAAAGTAAATGGGATTGGGTTAAAGATTGGAATGAAGAATTTAGAAAAGTAAATTCTAAACGGAAAGGGTCTGATAAAGACTGTATTACAAGAATGAAAGCATTTTTTGCTGATAACCCTGATGTGAGAAAAGAGGATGTTATAGCAGCTACAAAAATGTATTTCAGAACTTTGTCTAGTGCAGAGTATATTATTAGTTCTCATTACTTTATTAGTAAAGGAGTGGGAAGAGACAGAACTTCAGCATTATTAACTTGGGTAGAAGCATACAAAGAAGCTATGTCTGATACATCTACCAATAATACTGCTGACATAACTTCAATGATGCAATAATGAATTTTAGAGCAGCATTTGAAGCAGGTCAAAAAGGTAGTAATAAAGGTCTTCCTATGGGGGAGGGCCTTAAGATTATCTCACAGGCAATTAATGGAATCCAAAGAGGAAGAATCTACACTGTTGGAGCTGCCCCAAAGGGAGGGAAGTCAACTTTAGTAGATGTAGGTTTTTGTATAGAACCTGCTATCTATGTATTGGACCATAATGCCAAAATTAAAGCTTCTATGGAAGTTTTAGCCACTAGACTTGAAACAGTAACTGATGTTGACACTAGACATTCTCTTAATTTAGAGTATGAACAGTTAAATAAAAAGTTAATTGATGTTGAGTTTATCTACAATTCTTATGAGATTGATAGAGTAAGTAAAGAGTTTGATTTTGTAGCTCATTTTCTGAATTCAGATTATGCTATTTATGAAATAAATTTACCTACTGGAAAGACTTATAAGCAAAAAAATGTTGTATCTTTATCCTCCGCTTTTCTAAAAGGCGAATTAGAATATGATACTACAAACCCTGATGATCCTAAAGAAGTTATTAAAGTTTCAAATGAATTACTTGATAAAATCAAGAATGTTTATAGAAACAGGATAATCCCTCTTTTTGGAGAATACAATGACAAGGGAGAAAAAGTTTCTAAGGGGATAATTAAGTTTTTGGAAATCAAAGACAATCCTACTGGAGTTAGAAATTATCTTATTGAGTATGCTAAAGAAAATGGTGAGTTTCTGTATAGAACTACTGTCAAGGATGGGGTAACCTTTCAGAGAATGATTGGTTATAGACCTAATAATCCTGCTAAGTATGTTATTATCATTACTGACCACTTAAGAAAGCTACTTCCTGAGAGAGGTTTCAAAATGAAAGAAACTGTAGATAAATTCTCAGAATATGCTGTAGAGTTTAGGAACACTTGCAATTTTACTTTTGTGCACATTATCCACCTTAATAGAGCACTAAGTGACATTGGAAGAAGGCAATTTGATGATGACAGATTGTTTCCACAATCTGATGATATTAAAGAGACAGGTAATCTTAGTGAAGATAGTAATTACATCTTCACTATGTTTAATCCAAATGATGACAAGTTTAACTTGTCTAAGCATTTTGGTAAAACAATTAGAAGACCTGATAAATCTCTTTTATATCCTTTTATGAGAACTATACATTTAGTTGAGTCTAGGCATTGTGTTTGTCCTCAACACTTTAGAGTCAACATGTATGGTGATGTTAAAAAGTTTGAACCTTTAATTATTTAAAATTACAAAATGGCAAAAGTGCTAGTATTAGCCCCAAGTGGGTTTGGTAAGTCCACCAGTATAGGACAGATTCCTGAATTGGGAATCAAAGGTTTAAATCCAGAAGAAACTTATTTAGTTTCAGTTACTTCTAAACCTCTTCCTTTTAGAGGAAGTGGAGCAGCTTATCCTATTACTACTATAGCTGATTTAAAATCAGGTAGAAGAGTAATCACTGATAACGCAAAAGACATAGAGACCATCTTTTTAAACTTAGTAAACAGTCCACTAAAGAATATTGTGTGGGATGATTCAAACTATGTAATGCAGAATTGGTATATGGCTAATGCTTTAGCAAAAGGTTGGGATGCCCCTAAACAAATTGGTTTTATGATGGGTAAAATATTTGACGCTATTGAGAAACTAGATGCTGCAGGTAAAAATGTAATTATCTTAGCTCATGGTGACAGTGTTCCAGGCCCTGATGGTAGAATCTATATGAAGTATAAATCTACAGGTAAGATGGTAGATGAGTATTTGACTGTAGAGGGTAAAGTAGATGTTACTCTTATTGGTATTAGTAGATATGATGCTACTGAAAAGAAAGCTGTAAAGGAGTTCTTAACTAATGAGAATGAACAATATTCTTCAGCTAAATCACCTATTGGTATGTTTGATAAACAATTCATTCCAAATGATTTAGGGTATGTAACTGATAAAATCGCTGAATATTATGGATAATGGATTAGTTATTCTTGCTTCAATCCTAGGGGTTGTAGTAGGAGGAATTGTTACTATTGTTAGTATAGCTCTATTAAGAAAAGATGCTCCTGAGTATCCAGAGTTTACTATTGTAACTACACCAGATGAAGTACCTGTAAAGAAAAAACCAGGTAGACCAAAAAAAGTT